GAGAACATCATAAATTTTTCTAAAGAATATATCTCAGAAAACTTTTTGGTAAAAATAGTGTCTGCTTCAGAGAACAAAACATTTGATCCATCAGATACTAATTTTTTTATGGAAAACAAAATATCACTGATCATCTCAGACCAGGATCCTACTTCTTTTCCGAGAACTATTATATCATCAACACAATCAAACTTTTTAACTATCTCAATATTTTTATCTACAAACTTTTTGTGTTTCTGATATTCGGTTTCTTTTCCATTAATTTTATATAAGGGATAAACTAGAAGATTTTTACACATCAAAATCAATCACCTTTTTCTATCCGATAAGAATCTTTCTCAAAGTGCTGAGTAGAAAATTCAAATAACTCCGTATCTTCTATAGCAATCATTTGATGTCTAAGTCCTACTGGAATATCAAACTTATCACCTTTTGTGAGGATTATTTCTTCCGCAGATTCCAAAGAGTTATCAAAAGAATATAAAAGTCTTATGGATCCAGAATGAATGTAGAATGTTTCTTTTTTAATTTTATGATAGTGCCATGAACATCTCATACCTTTCACAAAGAAGAGTATCTTTCCACAATAATCTTCATTATTGACAATCCATTTTTCATATCCCCATCCTTTGGGGACAAAGTTATCCAAAGAAGTTTCCATCTGCTATTCCTTTATCATCTATGTAGTAATCTGCATTTGGTTTTCCAAGTCGCAGTTCATGAAACTTACATCCCCACTCAGATAACTGTTCATATGTAAAATTGTATAATTTTGCATATGCCCTCAGAACATCTCCATCACAAGTACCCATACCTCTTGCAGTAAAATATGTGATATGATTTCCAGAATCATATAATCGATTAATAGATTCGATTCTATCTTGATATGGAAGTGCTTCCTCATACTTACCCCAAGTATTATTGCAAATAGTTCCGTCAATGTCAAAGCAATATCTTTTCATAATAAAATAGAATTCAAGAAATCATTTTTAAGGTATAATCTATTACATTCATTCCATCCATCAGCATGGACACAGGTATAATTATTATCTTTTAATAATTTTTCAACTTCAATTACTCTAGAGTTGTTTATCTTGTTTGGATTTTGAACTTCCTCAAATTCTACACAGAGTTGGTTGATAAAAATATTATTTTCAAATAGATCTTTCAGTACTTCAAGAACTGCACCTTCAATATCAAGTTTAAGCAGAGATGGAAGTTTATCCATTTTTTCGATTTGATCAGAAAGTTTTATAGTTTCAACTTCAATATACTCTTTAGAATTTTGATCGTATCCCCGATTGATATTAGAGATTGAATGACTGACCCATTCGTCTTTCAGTGGTTTGAAGAACTTAACTGTTGTCTCCTCACTCCATAGAGCATATGGAACATAGGTAAAATTATCAGATGTTAGATTTGATAGATCATAAGTTTCAACTGGTTGATCTCCACCAGGAACATAATCAATAGTAGAAGCATTACCAAAGTTTTCAGACACCATTTCGAAATGCTTGATTGCTCTTGGTGTTGGATCATACAAAAAAATCTTTGCGTTATATTCTGATGCAAAATCTACATCAAAAGAAATATCTTCCCCAACTCCGCCACTGATAACGATAGAATTATACAAGTCTTGATGATCAACAAAACACCACCGACCATATTCACTACCCATACACATTAAATTCATAACATCATCTCCATTTTTCAATTAACATTTCAGTAAGTTTGAATGACCCAAGAGGAGAGGCATTTCTTTCATACCAACTCCTACATGCATTATGCATGTACTCCCATTCATTCTTAGATATTGAATTTAATTTTTCTTTCACTTCTTGCGGTGTTTTCACTTTAACATAATGAACTCCCTCAATCCAAGGTTCGTGATAATTCTTAACATCACAACCATCCACAACAATTGGAACTGTGCCATGAGCCATACATTCAATATCTCTATTACACTTGGGACCATATCCAGGTAATAGCAATCCAAATTTTGAAGATGCCAACCTTTCCTGATACTCTTCCTGAGTATAGGGGTAAGCATTTGGTCCACCACCTTGAAGAGGCATAACAAACTCTTCTATCCCTTGAGACCAATCATAATTGAGTCTTCCATTTGCTTGAATTTGATTTTCAACTTTTCCCATGAAGATAGACTTGATTGGTCTATCATCATAAGATTTAACACCTTTATCAATTTGTTCACATACTTTTCGTGGATGTCTAGAAAAGAATGTCCATGCATGTATCTGAGGATGCTCTGGAACAGTATTAGCAAATAATCCAGTTACAAAAGGTGGAACATGTCGATCATCAATCCGTGCCCTATCCCATAGAAGAAATGTTTGTTCTTTATCTGCCCAGAGATAATCACCAGAAATAAAAGAAAAATCTACCCAACCATTCTCTCTCCAGATACCCATCATCTCCCTACAGTTATTTTCATAAGTAGGATTTTCGGCATAACCAGGATACTCTGGTTTGTAAATTGTAAGTTTAGATGTCATTAATTTCTTTAATATCTTTTTCAGTTAGAACATATGTTCCAAAGTTAGAAACAGCAATTGATGCTGCTTTATTTGCATAAGGTATTGCTCTCTCTATTCTACCATACTTCAAATAAAAGTAAACAAGTGCAGATAAAAACGTATCACCAGCACCACAAACATCAAAAACACCAACATCAAATCCAGAATAGTTTTTACCCTGATAGTCGGCACCATTAGATCCTCTGGTGACAATGATATTATCATAAGAACCATTCAATAGTTTTAATTCGGAGTCGTTGATTTTAATAAAACAATTTGACTTTGGAAGAGATGTTTTTTTGCTATCAATGAATACAGGAATTTTTGCATTTGTAACTATTTCAGTGATCTTTTGAGATGTTAGAAAACCTTTATCATAATCTGATATAACTACAGCATCATATCCTTCATATGAAATTTCATAGTCCATTGGTTTTACATAATTCTCACAATCAACTCTCAGAATTTGTTGATTATACCTCTTATCAATATATCTACTTTTTATAATGTTTTCTTTATGAGTAAGAATACAAACATCTACATCAAATGATTGAAGATTGTTTTTAACATTCCATGCCATTCCGCTTTTTCTCTCAGTTTTACTATACTTGAGAATAGGAACAGGTGCCTCTGGATTAAGACGTTCACACATTCCGTAGATATATTCATCAATGCAAGTATCACCGATAAGAAGAACCTTGAATTGTTTTTGTGGTGGAGTAATCTCCGAGTCTATCGAAAAACCGAACTGATTTGGCATACTGTGAACCTACTACTTCTTTTCCTTTCCAGTCAGAACCTACAACCATTATATCAGGAGAGATGGATTCAAGCAAATCCTCCAACTCTTCTTTGGTGTCAAATACATGAACTACATCCACGTGCCTTATCGCGGCTAGCATTATAGATCGATCATGCTGCGAAAAAATAGGTCTCTCGGGACCCTTCATCTCTGCCACCTTCCTGTCGGAATCGATAGCAACGATGAGATAGTCACCAAGAGACCTGGCATACTTCAGGAGTTCGATGTGCCCTGGATGGAGCACATCAAAACATCCATTAACAAATGATATCTTCATTTTAGATTACAAAATCATAACTCATAACATTCCACTTCGGAATAGAAAAATTACAATGAACTTGGACGTGATTGTTTACACGCATATCATGATAGAACAATTCACCTTTAAGGTTGGGAGATACACTGTCAACTAAACAAAAAAACGAACTATCAACACAGTGAATCTCTTTTGCATTTTCAATAACTTTCATATAAGAAAGCATGTTGGAAGTCTGACCTTTTCGAATTTCTATGACCTTAATATTCTTATTGAACTTCGCTTGTCTCCAAGACCAAAGTTCTACAGGATAATCATCTCTGATACTAGAGTTTTTATGTAAAACAATATACTCATCCACATCCCCAACTAATTTATCATATACCTCATCAACACCAGGAATCTCTTTAGGTAAATGAAAATCTTCATACCTTTTTCGATAAAGAAGATCTGCCTCTTCATAAAATTGTCTATCAAAATTTACAGGTATTCCTTCTATACCAGGAGAATTGTGTCTATGAAATCTACGATAGTAAACTTTCTCAAATCCAATTCGGGTTACTACCCATCCCTCTTTTGCTGCTAGTGCATCAACCTCATGTTTGCTGATAGGAGATTGAAATTTCATTGGATGAACAACAATATTATCAAAATCCGAATACAAAGAGTTTACAGTTTCATAGTTACTCTCAGAACAAGGTATATGCAGAGTCTCACATTGCTTTGCATAATTATGCGCTATACCATTACAAATATAGTGATCACCTAAAGATGTGTGGTGATGAAAAACTAAATTAGGAATCAAAGTCATTTTAAATGTGGCAGTTTAAAAGTATTATTAGAATCGTATGGATATTCCCAGTAATTTAATATTTTTTTAATTTCTTTATCTGGATTGGATATGACATCAGAAAATTCAATATGAAGAAATCCATCATGTTCTGGAAAAAATAAATCAATATCATTTCTAAATTTTTTAAATGATTCTAAACATTGATTTTTATTGGTTGTTTTTGATAAATAAGGACATTCTCCACGTCTACGAAGTTGAGATGAAAAAGAATCTTCGGCATTTCTTTTCATTACAACAACTTTTCTTCTGTCTTTGGGTATATTCATTATAACATCCCTATGGTGCTGAATAGGAAGGAGGTGCTCCTGTATTATAGTTTTCCTGTTTGTTATCCAGTCCGTTAAAATTTCTTTCTCTATTTCAAAAGCTGTGCTACTAGGATAACACATATAATCTTTCAATCCTTCACCATTTCTCCAATCTCTTGTTGTATACCTTGGATAAACTACCTTATCCAAATTTAAAAAGTCTTTTAAAAATAAGTGCATACTTGAACTAGCACTTCTCATGCATGATGTTATCAACATTTAAAAATTACCTACCATACAGTCCTACCTCCATCAACGATTAAATTGTGACCAGTCATGTATGAGCTGGCATCCGAACAAAGGAATACAATAGATCCTTTATATTCATCTTTATTAGCCATTCTACCCATAGGAATCAAATTAGTCAACCTGTCAACAAAGTCCTGTGGTTGGTTGACATATACACCACCAGGTGATATTGAATTAACTCTAATATTTGACTGAGCATAGTAGGTTGCCAAATACTTAGTCATACCTATGATACCGTGCTTTGCAGCAGAATATGTAATTGGTTTTTTTGATCCATCATATATCCTTTGATCTGGTGAAATAATTCCAAGATCGGAAGAGATGTTAATGACCACTCCTCCACCATTATTCTCAAAGTGAGGACAAAATACTTGAGAACACAGAAAGGTTCCCTTCAGCATCACATCAACAGATAAATCCCATTCTTCCATAGAAAGAGATTCAAATGATCCTGAAGGTCCTGTTGTATCAGTAACCTTAGGATCAATGGCAGCATTATTAATCAGAACATTAATGTCTGGATACGTTTCCAAAACATTCTGTATTGAATTTTTGTCCAGAACATTTAAGTATATTGGAAATGCTTTTTGTAGTGGTGGATCATATGAAAATCCTGGTCCTACAGGAGAATATAGTTCATTGATTTCTTCACAAATTCTTTCTGCAGATTCAAGATTGATATCACCAATGATAACTTTTCCACCATTAGAAACAATTGCCTCTGAGTGCATTCTTCCCAGAAGACCTGCACCTCCAGTTACCAATACAACCTTATCGGAAAGATCAAACATTTTTTAAAAAGAATCCAGGAAACTTTGGAGAATATCCATCCCATTCTATCCACTGATATTCATCTTTATAATCATTTTTAATAATATCAACTACCCTTTTAATTTCATTATAATCTTGATCATCAAATAATAAATATCCTCCTTTTCTTAGATGTGGTGAGTATTTTTTAAAATCATTAAATGTTCCCAGAAAAGAATGATCACCGTCAATGAACATCACATCAAACTCTTCTGATACATCCAAAACACGTTTATAGGTATCATCATGTTGAGAGTTACCAGAAATAAATTTTACTTCATGATTGTGAATGTTACATTTTTTAACTAGGGTTTCTGTTTTTTTCTTTGAAAGTCCTCTTTCCGATACGTCTGGTCTATAATCATTTACAAAAATTTTTCCAGTGTTTTCAAATAAATCAACTCCAACAAACTTTCCCTTTGTTTTACTTCTGGTAGCATTAACCATACTAAACCCAAACAAAGATCCTATTTCCATATAATCACATGTTTCTCCAAATGTTTCTCTCAGTTTAAAAATAACACTTAAATGAGAATCGTGTGGTGTTGGTTGACAAAATCTAGCCTCTCTCTCATAAAGATCAATTGCATCAGTCAAGTCTGGCAAATCAAGTTTTCTTGCACTTTCAATTTTAAAATTCATTTTTATACTCTCCTAAGTTTTTTCATAATCGGAAGTTCGCTATCATACACTTTCTTAATACCATCTCCCATCATTTTTTGCATGACAAAGATACCATCAACAAGAACCGAACTATGTTCAATGGATGCTGCTTGATCAGAACCATAAGCAGTTCTGTCACTTGTGATATGAAATTCAATACACTCTGCACCAAGTGCAACAGCACCAAAACTAGCCTCAAATCCACTATAATGATTTGAGAATCCGATTTTAAATTGTGGATACTTTTCTTTAAGTGTTTGGATGTATCTCAAATTTAATTCTTCCACAACAGTTGGATATGTGCTGGTGCAGGCAAGAATGTATTCAAGATTCTCAGACAGTATTTCTACAGACCTATCAATCTGTTCTTCTGTAGACATTCCGGTAGAAAGGATGATTGGTTTGCCAGTGTCTGCAAGATCTTTCAGAAACTCTTCATCAGTGACAAGAGCAGAAGCAACCTTGTGATAATCAACATTGAGATTATCTTCAACCAGTTTTACACTCTTTCTATCCCAACAAGAAACAATAAAGTCCATTCCAAGTTCCTTAGTGTAAGAGTAAAGTTCTTTATACTCCTCAATAGAAAACTCCAGACCTTCTTTTTGTTGTCTGTTAGTAGTTCCCCAAGGCGACTCTCTATACTGGTCCAGTTCTTTTTTTGTATATACCGACTCAATATCTCTTTTTTGAAATTTCACAGCTTGACACTTAGAGTCATATGCCTGCTTGATTAATTTTTTTGCATTGGACAAAGAACCATTATGATTGATTCCAATCTCAGCGATTACGTACATAAAGAATAAGTCAATACTATACAGTTTAATTTATGTTCAATATTTTGTCAATGATTTTGGCATTGCTCACCAAAGAATCAAGATAGGAGTTATCGGACTTTGAGAATTCATTTAGATAAAACTTTGATTGCAGCAAGAACAAATCATCATTACTAATCTTCTCATAAACATCTTCATTACTTTTAGTGACTTTCTGTTCTAATAAATCATATTCCAACCACCCATCTTGTCCATTGACTTTTATGATGCGTTCCTGCCTATTCTGAACAAATGATAAATTGAATGACACAGAAAAACTATCATACTCAAAGATGAAATTAGCGGTATCCTCAACATCAATATCAAAAGAGCTCTGTTTAGAAGTTAGTCCACTAATAGTATTTGGAATACCAAATATAGAAACGATTAAATCAATCTCATGACATTCTGTGCGAACAACTCCACCACCAAGATCTTTACGGAATGCATAAAGATCCAGACAGTTCTCATATGGATGCCATGAAGGAACATAAGAACCAACATTAACTTGGATATTAATGATGTTTCCAATATCATTCAATCCATCTTTAAAGATATCAACTAATGGATGAAATCTTCGTTGAAAAGAAATAAACAAATTTGTATCATTCCTGATGAATGTTTCCTTCACCTCTTCCGCTTCTTGCAGAGTAACAAATCCAGGTTTCTCTACAAAAACATTCACACCATGATTAGATGCATCAATAGAAATATCGGAATGAAACTTTGTTGGGGTAGATACAACAACAAAATCTGGTTTGAGATTCCAACAAGAATCCAAATCATCAATCAAATTTACATTATACTTATCTTCAATTGAAGTAGAAGTATCCACAGTAAAATCTGGATTCAACAGAGGAGTTTTTTTGTTTCTGCGGAATGCATAAAAATCAGTATCTGGAAGAAGAGATCTAAAAATTCTCAAGTGTCTCTGACCAGCACCACCAAGTCCAACAAATAAAACTCTATTCATTTTCAACCTCACTTCTAAAGAAATTGATAAATTCAATGTTATGTTCCATTGTTTTTATGGGATCATTTCCCCTAACCGATTCAAATACAAAAGATTCATTGTATCCAATTTCTTTTAATGATTTGAATATGCTGTAAAAATTTACTTTACCAGTTCCGAGATAAACATTTTCACCCTTTTTATTTTTGTCTTTGAGATGAACATGACCAATCTTATTTGACAAGAATACTATCTCTTTTGACAAATCTTTACTGGTGTGCGATCTATTTCCAGTATCAAAAACACACTTTAGATTTTTCACATTTACTTGATCAATAAAGTAGTTTAGTGTCTTACAATTTAATAATGTTTCCAAACAAATTGTGAGATTAGTAGAGTTACACAACTTTCTGACTACAGAAACATATTTGTCAAAGTTTTTTTCTGTAACTCCACTTTCTTCCATTAGGGGAAGGATTGCAATCTTACATCCCAGTTCTTCACTCACTTGAAAATAATCAAGCACATGATCCAATGTAGATCCCAACAACAAAGAGTTGTCAATAATATAGTCTGTACATGAAGAATAGATCGTTCTGTTTGTCTCTAAGACAACACTCTTTATCTCATCTATTCCCACAGAAGACCATATTGGATTATTTGGATTATAAGATCTTTCATCCAACAACTCAACAAAATCTAAGTTCAGTCTTTTACATTTATGAAATTCTTCTTGCCAACAGTCTTGAGGAAACCATTGTAATCGATTGTTTGGTGATTTTGATAATCTTCCCTGAACTACTCCGAACATTTAGTCTCTCCCTATTTTGTCTATAAGGTTACTAAGTATGGAAATTTTTTCTCGGGCAAGATCAAGAGATTTATAATTCGTTTTAAACGCCATTATCTTTTTCTGATATTCTTCTGCTATAGGAAAAGATCCAACAGGATATTCTCTTCCATCAAAATTTTTATCTCTCAAAGATGGTTCTAGGTATGGATTTTTCCAACAACCATAAAAACCATCTCCACCCATATTCAAGTACATATTATAGAACTTTTTCCAAGATATGCCATGCTCTTGTTCACCATTGTAAAGAAGAGCAAAGGTGAAATAACTGTGCTCACAATATTCAAATACTTCTTGTGTTTTTATCCAAGAGCAACCTTCAACTGCTTTGAGAAACATTGCTCCAATTTTCTTTCTATTATTAACCAATTCATCAAGAACTTCAAGTTGAGCAATTCCACAAGCAGCAGTAATTATATTCATTCTATAGTTATATCCAATACTATCAAATCTTTCATAGTTTGGATCCTGAAATACAGAAGAAGCAAGACTGGTTCTACCAGCAGTCGCGGTAAGATTCTTATATCCAATGCCAGCAAACTTTCTAGCCCTCTCAGCAAAAGTCTCATTGTTAGTGACAACCATACCACCTTCACTACCAGAGGTCATATGCTTGGATTTTTCAAAACTATAAACACCAATGTCTGCACAAGTTCCTGAGATGTTTCCTTTGTAATCGGACAATACAGTTTCAGCAGAATCATCAATAACTACAATGTTATGTTTTTTTGCTAACTCCATGATTGGATCAATATCTACAGGAAGACCATACAAAGATACAACGATAATTGCTTTTGTTTTTTCAGTAATATTTTTCTCAATCTCACCAACATCAATATTCCAAGTATTAGGATTAATATCAACAAATACTGGCGTTGCTCCCATGTAGAGAGTCACATAAGAGTCCATAACAACGGTCACAGAAGGTTGAATAACTTCATCTCCAGGACCCACTCCAGCGGCATACAGAGCAGCATGAAGACCTGACGTTCCAGAATTAACTGACACAGAATACTTTATACCAAACTTTTCAGAAAATTTTTCTTCAAACTCCTGTGTCAAACTATATTCATTATTTCTTTCAAATACATTAGAAACAAGATCTCTAATTTGTTGATTGTTCATTCTTCAATTTAAAATGTTTTATTTTCTTTTGATTTTCTTTCCACGTCTCATCAAGAAAAAAATTTATATGAGAGGTTTCAGGATTATTATAAATGAATCCTAATATGTTGTCAAACGTTAATTGTTCCGATAATACCCCTTCTATGACCTTCTTAAAGAACTCAAAGTCCTCTGGATAATCCAAAGTCATTCTGATATTTCCTTTAATATATTTGGTAGGAATATCTTTTATCTTTCTAGTTTGAAAAATTCCTGTTTCTGTAAAATATAATCTAATGTATTCTGTAGAATCACTATCCTTAATTTTACACACTTCATTTAAGGCGGTTGTTTTTATCCCATAAACGTCATTGTAAAGACCATGACCATCTATAAAATCACAAGGATCGTTTTTGTACTGATCAATTACAATATCTGCTAGATCAACATCAAAGAATAGATCATCGCCATCAACATTAACAAAGAAATCTACTTCATATTCTTTACAGGCATCTCTCCATCTAACTAACTTATCATTCAATGAACCTCTAAAATATTCTATCCCACAATTTGATGCTATATTACATAGAACATCATCTTCTTCCCTATCACTAGTACACAGTATAATTTTATCTGCAGACTTACTATTCATCATACTTTCAATCAGATGCTGAATGGTAGGTTTGCCACACAAATCTAATATTGCCTTGTTTGGAAGTCTGGTAGAAGAATTTCTAACCGAAATAAAAATACAATTCATTCAATTAAATGGAGAAAAAAGGACTCGAACCTCTAACTTTTATATGCGATTTAAATGTTTTTCCATTAAACTACTAAAAGGGATTTGAACCCCCATCTTTTAAATCATAACACATACAAATATTTTACCAATTAAACTATTTCCCCTTGATCATATTATAGGATACAATATAATTTATGTCAATGTTATATTGATCTTCATCGGTTCAAATAACATTCTTCTCTTCCAAGAAGAGTATTGATTAAATCCATAATAAACAAAAATTTTTATATTTTCATCCTTCATCACTTCTTCTACCAATGAAGTTATAAGAGAAAACATTAATCCATTTTTTAAGTAATTTGCATGTGACCATATCAATCCTATTGATGCCATCTCACCATCGACATTTAACTTACAATATGCAAATAATTTTTCGTTGGTTTTCAAATCTCCTTGTTTATAATTTTTATAGTATTTGAATAAACCAAACCATTTAGAATAATGTCTATCATCTTCCCAATGATGCCTTTCATTATTTTGAGACCCCAGATACTTTTTAGGATCTTGAAGATACCAAGAATTTATACCATTCTTCTTTTTACTCTGGGAATGATTGATTTCACTAAAATCAAAAACATGATTATTAAAATCAAACTCCTTGAAATAAAATTTATTCTTAGTGGAGTTAAGAATATCTCTTTGAATGTTTATTGAAAGACTGTTTTTATAATCATCAAAACTATCATAGTTTTGCAGATTTATAACAGCCATGATTTCTCTACCATATAGTCTATGCTTATTATTCTTTATAGAATTAATAATATCATTATATTTTTTAGAATTAAAGTTATCTTTACAGTGATTCAAATCCCAAAAATCATAACAGTCAGTATAATACGATATACCCTGTAATTTTATTTTTTCACTATCGAACACATTTACGTTCATGATAATATATTAATCAGTTCATTGTCCAAAATAAGTTTATCCTTATACGTATCAGCAAGTCTCCTCATATAATTAATTGTCGGTCCAGTACCATGACCAAATGATCTTCCTCTGGTGTCTATCTCATCCATGTGCCCATCACAATATAGTTCATTATAACTAGATCCTCCTGTGTGGAAAGTGAATCCAGATATCTTTAAACTCTTGATCGGATAATTTAAAAGAATGGATATGGCAGCGATACCAGTATTATATTCTGCCCCTATTAACCGATAAAGTTTCATATAATCTTCATTACCAATCCAATAGAATGGAAGATTATGTACATTTATATTCTGGAAGTTTTGGGGTACAGAACTTTTATATTGACCGGAAAAAATATTATCCGAATGAGAACCTCTTATAGCACTACCGACTACTAACTTTAATTTTTTAAAGTGTTCATCATGATCATCGATTAGCAGTTTTCTTTTAATACCATCCATCCAAATATTCCCAAAGTTACAGAAGAAGATATCAGTTCTACTTCCATAATCTTTTCTCAATTTTTTTAGAGGAATTATTTCATTTGGTCTAACAATGATATCACTACTATCAAATTCAGATCCCCTATCCTTACCTATCAGATAAGGAGCAGGTCCAACAATAGTAATATCTTTATCAGATACAATAGAACTTAACTGATCGTTTATTTTAAGTTCAATCACATATATCTCCGTTCTTGGGGATTTGGCATTCCTTCCGAAAGAACTTCTCCACCATTTCTAATTCTATGAAACTCAATGAAAAAAGTTTTTATATTCTTTGTACCAATGTGTTTATCTAAGTGTTGCCTTAAAGTAGTTTCGCTATGAATATAACCTTTTTGCTTCTGATATTCTTTAAGATGGTCTGTCATCTTGACATATGTGCTCATATATTCCTGATTAGAAACTGCAAATCTATCATGATATCCATTCAACCAATGATGCCAATCAGGAATCCACAATTTACTCATATCGAGTGATTCGATAGAAATATTAGCAGGTTCAGTATAAATTACATCTTCTCTGGATAAAATAACTCTATCATATTTTTTTCCAGAATTATTCATCATATCACACACTAAAGATCTGGCTTTATACATTTTTAGTGTAGATTGAGGAGTGCAACTATGTCCTGGTCCAAACAATGATGGATGTAGAATTATACCTTCTTCATCCATTTGCTCCTCCTCCTTAACTAAGACTTCACACCTATCAAGGGTTTTAAATAAGGATTCCGCTTGTGATGATACGTTACTTTTCCCAAGAAAAACATAAACGTCTCTATCCTCCCAACAATTAATTAAATTTTCTTTAAGATTTTCGAATGTGTATTCGATAGATCTACCAATTCCACTAATACAAATCGCCGTCTTCATTTTTTTCTCCAACATATTTTTTTTTCATTTCATTAAAAACTTTCGCAATTCCATTATCTATACTTGTTTTTGGCATCCACCATCCAGTGACATAGGTGTCTGCTTCATTTCTCTTATCTAATTGAACACTATCCTTCGCAAGACCAGGTTTAATTTTTACATCATACATACCGATCAAATTAAATTGTCCCTGAATAATTTCAGCAACTTTTTTGATAGTTGTATATTTAAACGAGGTGATGTGAAGAGGGTCTTCGGGTTTAAAGTTTGTAAAATTTGTCATGATTGTTTCCAAACCTTCACAACAATCTTCTGCATAAAGAAATTGCCTTTCCTCTGTCCCATCCGTTAACATTTCAAACTCACCTTCTTCAAATCCTCTGCGAATAAAGTCAGTAATAACATGCGATTTTTCGTGATCGTTTTCAATACCATATACATTCCAAAACTTAACTGTCAGTCCTTTCAGTGCGGTAGTATAAAGTTCACCAAGTCTTTTCATTACACCATAAGGAGAGTAACTCATATTACTCATTTGAGAAGATGCAAAAACAAACCTCTTATTGTGCTTCTCAAGCAATCCAAAAACATTCGCCATAATACGAGTGTTATTGTTAATAAAATCAAATGTGTGTTGATATTTTTTTAGATATCTTGATCCACCAACATCAAAAGCAAGGAAAAAAACAAAATCTGACAATCTAATGTCATGATCCAACTTACGGTTTGGTATTGTTGTCAAATCTTGATCTTCACCATTTAAAATATCAAACTCAGTGACATCATGACCTTTTTCACGAAGATATTCGGTCAGATATGCTCCAATCTGACCGCTAGATCCAAGAATAGTTACTTTCATTTTTTAATCTGCTCACTAATCCAGTTATATGTTTTACGAATACCTTCTTCCAGAGTTTGTGAATAATCCCAATCCAGTTTCTCACGAATGAGATCATTGTTAGAATTACGACCACGAACACCCAGAGGACCATCAATGTGATTCTTCTCTACGTTCTTACCAGCAACTTTGGCAGCAGTATCTACCAGTTGATTGATGGTAACCATTTCTTCAGAACCAATATTCACCGGTCCCATAAAGTCGCTGTCCATCAGTCTTCGAGTTGCTTCAATACATTCATCAACGAACAGGAAGGAACGAGTTTGTAGACCGTCTCCCCACACCTCGATTGCTCCACCGTCCTCTGAGAGGAGAGCGACTTTACGGCAGATTGCAGCTGGTGCCTTCTCTCTTCCACCGTCCCACGTACCTTCGGGACCGAAAATATTATGATACCTGGCAACACAAACAGGAATACCATAATTCCTATGGTATGCAAAGTAAAGTCGCTCAGAGAATAGTTTTTCCCATCCGTATTCGGAGTCGGGGTTAGCGGGGTATGCGGATTCTTCACGGCAGTCGGGGTTGTCAGGATCCAGTTGATTGTGCTCTGGATACATGCAAGCAGAACTAGAATAAAAGATCTTAGTTTTATTGACACCAAGTTTTTGATTTAATTGATTCTGACAATCAAGTAGATTAAGATTGATCATCGAAGAATTATGCATCACGTCTGCATCATTATCACCCGTAAAAATGTAACCCGCTCCTCCCATGTCAGCAGCGAACTGATAGATTTGATCAAAACTATCATTCTCACAAGAGATAATACTTTCAACCAAACTGATATCTCTCAAGTCTCCCCGAACAAACTCATCTGCTTGACTAAGAGAAAACTCTGGATACTTAAGATCAACACCGCGAACCCAAAATCCTTCAGAACGAAGTCTTCTAACCATGTGACTTCCAATAAATCCGCCAGCACCAAGGACGAGTGCTGTTTTTTTATTTTTCATAAATTTTGATTTTCTAGTATATTTAGATTCTTTCAATAACGGTCAATCCGTTATTATTAGTTCTGTGCTCTTTAAATTTCCACTCTGGGTTATCAATCATAAATTTAACGATGGCATTAAAAATACCAACGTTTTTAGTTCCATCTTTTAATTTATCATCCACTTCAGGAATTCCAAATCTAACTTTATTTTGCTCATCAACAAAACCAAAAGTAATAGTATCATGAAATACAATATATTTTTTAACTTTTGAAGCATGTAAATTTAATTCTGCAATAACTTGATCATAAACATGCCAAGTATCCAAGAAAAGAAGATCTGTTTCTTCAATCTCTACTTCTAAACAATTACCCTCATAATATGAAACATCCTTACCTTCTTCAACAGCAATGTCCATTAACTTTTTAATACTAGGATCAAACTTTAAATCACAAGCTCTCAATATAACATCACTATTCAACCATGCACGAGTACTTACCCCTGTGCGAGTACCCATTTCAGTAACATGATTAACATCTTCATCGTCACAAAGTGACTTGAGATATTTTACATGTTCATGCATATCGCTAGGATTAGTATAGGCATTAACAAATTCTTTTTCAAACAATTCAGACATATACTTAAAAATAATTCAATACTATATATTATACTAAAAAAGGACGGTTTATGCAACCGTCCCACTAGGTCTTTACATGCACGCCACTTGCTCTTTGACCAGAAGCAAGAAACTGGGCGGGAGTATAAACCCCATCCGCACCACCAGTTTTTTAGAGAAACTGGAAACTCCGAGGGTCATTTGACCATCCCGACCAGGGTTTTTTACATGTCTCCATCATGGGCATAATGAGGATGACTCCACCAGTGCTTTTAGAGACTCTCCGTGTCTTCATCATCGTCCTTGATATAGCAAGGAACCATGTCAGGGTCCAACCACTTGGTGTACTCAAAATCTTCCATAGCAGTCATGAGTTGCATCTCATTATCGCAGAGATACATATCACGGTAGCGTCCAGTATAGGAATCTACTTTTTGAATGCGGCAATCAGGTTTTCCATTGATTTCCAACTTACCAACCTGAACATAACGATAAGGAAACTGCTCCATAAGAACAGTGGGTTTTTTGACAACTTGCATTATGCAACCTCAATAGTTTGAAGGTCTTGATAGAGATAATCCATCAGCATTTCATAGTCATCAAGGGGATCTCCAGAAAACACGACGCCCTCATTTTCATAATAGCGACGCACTTTCTTATAAAGTTTCGGACTCTTTACATCAAGGTAGATATCCCCGTTAGCAGCAGAACGCAGAGTGCTAACATCTTTCTTGAATTTTTCGATCAGAGACATTGTTGTGTGTTGAATACCTGAGTATTATAAGTGTTTGACTTTATATAGTCAAGGTGCCAGTCAGGAAACTGGCAAGTCCGAGTATTCAGATTTGAACTGAAATTATTCCGCTTCCCAAAAGCGGTGCCATGACCAAGTTAGGCGATACTCGGTTGCGTTGAGTGGTCTTGCCTCCCAACAGAAGTAATTATACTACTTCTTGTGCCCCCTGTCAAATGGTTCCCAGTGTTGCCAGTTGTATTTGTGGACTAACCAGATACCCAGAATAGGCACAACAACTAAAAGGTAACAAAGAAATCCTAATGTTACTGGTGTCTCTAATGTCCAGCGTGCAAAGTGTCCCATTATTGATCCGTAAATATAGAAACTAAGAAAATGAATATTCCAAATGAAATCATAAAAAGTAAGATTAATGCTTCTGAGAATTCCATAACTCCCTAAAGTATCGATCTGTGTGGTTTAAACAATCAAGTGGTGCCACTTCCTCTTGGAGTGCCCATTCATAGCAAAAGTCAATCATATCTGATGAGACATGACTGACTCCATACATTCTTGAGAAAGATGATGCCGCAAAATGAAACCGCTTCTTAGTGTGCGGTGCCATTGCCCTTATAGTGTTCGGATTCATAGTAGTGCCCCTTCTTAGAACCGAAGTAAATTGTAGCGATTACAAAGGGTATTGCAACTATAATGAGTGCTTTTCCTAACAAGTGCTCCATTTATCTAAACTCATCTCTGGTGTACTTGTAAGGCAGAGATGCTTCCAGTGTCTCCAGAAGTTCTCCATACTCACGATACCTTCTATCACCAGCAATGAAGTGGTGCTGACGCTTCCAGATAGCATCAATGAGAAGTTCTGTTTGTTCGTTGGTAAGATTCATTTACTCGAAGATTGGTTGTACTGGTGGATTAAACTCTTCTCTGACTGCTTTCATAACATGCTTAGGGACACCGTAGTAACCCATATGCATCCACACACAGTCAATATAACGAAGGTCTTCACGGTCTGCGTCCACTGTAGTCATATCACAGTAGTAAATAATGTCTTGTGGAACCTCAATCTTTTTCCAAGTAATGGGTTCTTCAATAAAAAATGGTACAGTCATTTTTGTTTCATTAATTCTTCAACACGCTTTCGCGTATCTATCATCTTTTGCTTCTCATGGTCCATATGAATGTAACCACGCTTGCCCCGCATTATCATTGTGCCCTGATAAAACATCGTGGCAGCAAAGATAAGCAAGAGAACAATACCAATTATTTCAGGGTAATGTCCATCCATGGTAGCACAGGTGGTATAACTCCGACAAGCCTTAGTAGTCCCTCAGCAAATAAAGCAAGAACCACCCAACCGACGCACATACTAATGATAGAAGCATTACGGTTGTGTCGTCGTATTGCTGCATCGATCATCTCCTGAACTTCAGCACGACTAACCAATTCGTCTTGAGGTTCCATCACGGTTCATCTCCAAGAAACTTTGCCAGAGGGTCTTTTCTGGTTTTTAGAATTGCTACTGCTCTTTTATAGAACATATTGTCTGTGTTGCCAGACTGTTCGAAGGTCTCCTTGATCTTCACCCAGTTATTATAGGTGTGCTGATCCATAGGTCCAGTGTTTAATATCTACTAGCTATAATAGTCAGTAGTTTTAAACTGTCAAGTTTGTGTTGATACAAAAACACAGATTAAGAAAATCTGTAATCTTGTAATATTTGTAAACGGAAAGGAGAGGATTCGAACCTCCGGAGGCTTTCACCTCTTTTGTTTTCAAGACAAACGCCTTAAACCACTCGGCCACCTTTCCTAGCGGACCTCAAAGTCCAAGCGTCTCACTTTGCGTTGACGCCTTTCTTCTTGCCAAAGAATGTCTTCATTGGTAAGAACACCCTTTTTAGTTTTGGGTTGATAAGAGTTTAACATAACAACTTGAGATAAGTCAAGTGCCGATACTTTATCACCACGAATGGTTGCCATATTTGGGCAACCACAAGTCACCGTCTTATTCTGATGCCCCTCTAACTCCTTACCACAGGAGCGGCATCTTATTTTAATGTTATCCATCAGTATAATGTGATCTT